GATTTATACAGGCTTTTGCTTCATCGCTTAGTTGATCTTCAGTGTATTCTACTTCGTCAATCGTAATGACCTTTTGTTCTTCAGCCACGTTGATCTCCTTTCAGGTTATGCTGCCCACGGAACCCCGCTTGCAGACGTTGGATTAACTATTGCATCAATCTTAGCAGCAATAGCAGCTTCAGTATCATCCTTTGATACATGACCCCAGATCCAGCCTTGAGCCTGATCTTTTGTAATATCTGCATACGGCGTGTAGTCAGACGCAGAGGCATCGTAGGTTAGCCCACAAGTGCCATAGCTAGATGCTGTGTTGCTATCGTCATCAACGCCTGTGCAGCGCCAGTGAGCAATGTAAACGCCACCGTCAGCGATTTCGTGTTCCAATGTTGGAATAGTCCAAGTGTAAGTAATAGCCATTGTTATACTCCTTGTGCTGCTAAGTGTGCAGCATAGGCTGCTTTTACTGCGTCTGTGTGTACTACTGCACAAATGGCTTGCACCTCTGTGCTTTCGCCTGTGATGTCATCGTTAGGTGCTACGACATGGCGTGAAAAGCTACGGCTGATCTCTGTGCCATCACGCTTGATGACTACTGCGGAGCGAACCTGAATGTGCTTGTAGTCGCCTACGATCTCTATTTTGTCTTGTACTGTTTCTTCTGTTAGTGCCATCGTTTATCTCCTGTGATGGTTGTGGACTGTCCGACCCAAAGCTATGCAGTGGGCTATGTTGTTTGGTATGAACAAGAAAAGTAAAAATCATCACCCGATGTTAGAGTAGAAGCGTCCATATAAATGCTTAATCGGTTACTACTTTCCGATATTTCCCACGGTTTAACGTGGGCATTGGCTCCATCCCAATAGAATATTCCACCCCCACTTCTACCAGAACCTTCAGTCAAATTAGCTGAAGTAAACGGCAAACTGTCAATGTGAGCGTAGGCTCCTGTTGGGCTTGAAACACCGCTTGTAATAATCAATCCAAAGACAGTAACTTGACGCCCAATTTTGGTATAACTCATTTTGTTGTACACAGAGTTTAATGTTACTGAGCCGCCTGTCGTTGAAAGAGTTACATCGAAAGTCCCCTCCTCATAGTCATCCAGCTTATTAGACCGACTGTCGAATTGAATACCGCCAGACAGGTAGAGGTCTTTGAAGCGATGTGAAGCATCCCCTAGATCAATAAATCCATCACGAGCAGCATTAGTTGAAGTATTCCAAGGAATAATCTCATCATTAGTCTGGTTCATTAACAAACCAGTGTCGCCAGAACCTATTGTAATTGTGTCGCCACCAATAGTTCCAATTATCCCCACAGGTTGGCCGTCTTTGCGGAAATCAACAATAGTGCCGTCACCATTTTGTCGGTTTAAATACAGCATGGTTGCATTGTTTGCAGATAGTTGCATTTGACCAGAAGGCTCTACCATAAAGCCATATTCATCAGCCGCATCATTATAAATAGTTGTATCAGTAGTACCCACCAGCAAGTTACCGCTGCTGTCAAACCTAGCATACTCAGCTGTGCCAGCACCATTCTTAAAAATAAACGTGTTAGATTTAATTACCTGATCTTCAAGTGTACAATTTGGCAGCTTAACACTGCCAGACAGGTAGAGGTCTTTGAAGCGGTTAGATGACCACCCCAAATCCATTGCGTTGTCTCTATTTCCACCAGATGTGCTTGAAGGGCCAAGGCTATCAACCCCAGAAACAGGGCCAACAAGTTTTACAGCGTTTTGGTTGCCCGAAAGATATATAACCTGAGTGCCAGAAGCATTCCCAATACTCCCCACTGTGGAGCCGTTTTTGCGGAACACTGCAATATCGCCATCTGAGGTTTGACGGTTAAGATACAAAGACACGTCTGAATCAGTGCCAACGATAATCTGCTTTTGACTTGAGCTTATGGATATACCTTCGTTTGTTCCATTGCCAAGACCTACTGCCGATATTGCCCCCACAAGCAAGTTACCGCTGCTATCAATGCGCATGCGTTCCGATGGAGTAAAAGTTGCATCTTCACTGCCACCAGCATTACTAAACCATATATGCTGTGCTCCTGCGTTACTTCCAAGCTGTTGATATATAGCAACGCCTACGCTAGCAGTTTCATATTTATAGTTTGACCCATCAAAGTAATAACCATGACCGAGCCTAGTTTCTGTATTTGATGCTCCATCTGAAACTAAAGAGCCTAATGGACTACCGCCATCGCCAACAGATAAACCAGCAACACCTGAAGAAGAAGAGTTAGGTACGCATGCAATCCCGACATTACCGTTGCTGTCGATGCGCATGCGTTCAGCAAAATTTCCTGCCTCTGGTTTGGTGCTGAACGTCATATGCCCACCACTATCATCACCAGCATTGCTGTCTGATGTCTCAAGTCTTATTGATATCCCAGCAATAAGTTTACCATCAGCATCTAAACCATCATCGTCTGCGTTATTAGCATTAACAAATCTAATTCCACCCACTTCATCATTGTCTGTCGATGTATCTCTTGAGAGTATCAGTGTACCTGAACCACTTGCAGTTCCTGCGGCAACCTCAAGAAATTTATTTAATGGACCAAGTGTGCCTGTTGTAATTGAGCTGGTCCCAATGCCAACATTGCCGTTGCTGTCGAACCTAGCGTACTCCGTTGTGCCAGCGTTATTTTCAAACTTAACATCACCGTGAATAGAGCCAGACAGGTACAGGTCTTTGAAACGATGTGAAGCATCACCTAAATCAATAAATCCATCACGAGCAGCATTGGTTGAAGTATTCCAAGGAATAATTTCATCATTAGTCTGGTTCATTAACAAACCAGTGTCGCCAGAACCTATTGTAATTGTGTCGCCACCAATAGTTCCAATTATCCCCACAGTGGTGCCGTCTTTTTGAAGGCGAATAATGTCACCATCTGTAGCTAATCTATTAAAAAAGGACACATCTGATGTTGCTGCGCTTTGAATTGTACCAGAAGTAGTAACCCTAAAACCCGTGTTTGACGATTGACCTTGAAGTGATGTATCACTAGTCCCCACCAGCAAGTTACCGCTGCTGTCGATGCGCATTTTTTCATTATTGGAGTAACTAAAAAGCAGATTATCACTATCAAAACGAACTGCTGATGACGACGTAGGAGCGCTGGTAACGAGGGTTGGACCATCACCCAAGTACAATGTAGATGATCCATTTACAAGTTGTAAATTACCACCAGACACATGCAGCTTTTGACTAGGCGCCGTCCCAATGCCCACGTTACCGCCAACAGTAAGAGTAGACGCCATATCAACAGCACCATCAATGTCCACAACATCTAGGTTTGTTGTACCGTCTACGTCTATGTCACCAGAGATGTCCAATGAAGCAAACACAGAGTTGCCTGTTGCAGTAACAGTGCCACCAACACCTAAATTTCCAGCAATCGTTACATTAGTCGTTCCAGTAGGTATTTCTAAAACGTCAGCGTCAGCGTCGTTCTTAATCGTAACATCGTTTGTTGAGCCTTGACCTGTTAAGATCAAACCTTCTGCGGCTGTGTAACCAATCGCTGCGTTGTCTCCTGCAGATGTATCACCATTTGGTTCAAATGTGGCGGCTGTAGTAACACCTGTAATCGTTATATTATTCCCAATAGAGGCATTGCCTTCAACTTTATTGACGATATCATTTAATTTTGTGCGAACGCTTGAACCGCTTTCGCCGTTTGAAATAGTGCCCATGATTTAACCTTATCTAAGCTCGTTAAAGCGCGTGTATGACCCAACAACTTTATAATAGTGGTTTATTGGGATAATTGCGTTTGCGGGCACCGTGACTGACGCGTTGCCGTTAGCCAGCGTCAAGTAAGTTGTGCCGTCAGATGACGCCTGTAAAGACGTGCTGCCTGTTCCTAACTGAACGGCAACCTGAATAGCTTTGCCACTTGTGTTTTGATAAGCCGTGCCAGCCGTGCGAGAACTGCTCATATCCTGCCATGTTTGAGAAACGCCAACGCTGTCAGGCGCAAACTGATCTATTGCAAGCTTAACCTTTGCGGGCGAAACTAAGCTTTCGGTAGTGCCTGTTCCTGTTGTCCAAACTGATGATGCCTGATCGCCAAGTAAACCCGTTTGACTGCCCGCCGTTGTGACTACCTTTGTGTCATCGATGATTTGAAATAAATCGTCTGTTGGATGAATATAACCAATATTTAGAAACGCTGAGCCATCTTTATCTTTTATTTTGAGCAGATTGTTTGTGCTATCAAACCAAAGCTGTCCAGCGTAAGTCGTGCTAGGCTGAGAACTGCTTAGACTTGTTGAGGCAAGAGCCTGCAAAGCACTATTTAAATCCAGCCGCAAAGCAGCTGGGCTTTGGTTTGCAATGCTCATATCGTTGGTTGACATCTAATGCTCCACAGTAAAAGACGGGGTGCCGTTTAAAAGTGCTGACACGTTGTAAGTATCGCTGCTGACCTCAAACTTAAGGTCAAACCCACGCGCCTTATAGACGTTTGAAGTAACGCGCTGAAACTCGCTGAATGTTGCGGACGCGCTTGCAGGGTCGTCTTGAGTTACGCGTACAAACGGTATGATTTGCACGTCCGATCTGATTTCATCGTCTAACTCGTCAAACAAGCCCTCTAGGTTGTCAAAGCTTCCAAACACTTTGTCAAACTCGTTTGCCTGACTTGTAAAAAACGAATTTACCGTTGCAAGATTTGCCCGAACAAAATCAATGTCAAAAGTAACCCGCGCCTCTTTGCTGCTGCTAAGATCAATCTTATTAAATGTGTAGGTTAGCTTTTTCTTATCAAAGATGTTTTGTGCGAAAAGATATTGTCCGATTGGGTTTGGCAGATTTGGATTAGTGCTGTTAGTATAACTGATCGTGCTTATGCTGCTGCCTGTCACTGCTAAGCCTGAACTGCTGGTAGTATTTGTTAGCGCGTTATTTATATCAGAAGTTCGCAAACTTGCTTTTGCAAATTCTAGGCTTGGGGTGCCGTTCTTACTAAATGCAGAAACGCAATAGGTGCCAGCACGCGTTCCAACTTGCGCAGAACTTGCGGGCCTAGGCACGTTCGTAGTCCACGGCAAAGTTTTATCTATTTTTACAAGATTTGTTGCTTTGCCCGTTCCGCTGCCTGCGCCAATGCTGTGAAATTCCACGCCAACTGAATTTGAGGATGCGCCAATCGCAGTAAAATCTGTGTTGCCCACGCTTGATATGACGTAATGGTTTCCCGCAACAAAGCTACCTGCTGCTATCTCTTCCCCGTCAATAAGCTTAGAATGTCTAATTTCATAGTGGCTCAAACTGGAACTTTCGACAGGCTCCCAATTTAATTTTAAGTTTTGTATATCTACGTTTTCAATCGTGAGATTTGTTGGCGATCCAATGTCAGCGTCAGACAAACTTATCTGTATCTCGCTAAGCGTTGTGTAATCTGATGCAGCGCCGTAGACGTTAAAAGCTCTCGCTCGCACTGAATAGGTGCCAGCACTAAAATCCTGCAATCTTACTGTCTGTGGTGTGCCCTTGTAAAAGGTTTCAAACTCGCTTGAGAATTTTATATTGCCATGCAAAAAACGATTAAACGTGGTCGGGTTGTCAATTATATGCTGATGTAAAGTGTCATTAATATAAGTGTCGTGGCTTGTGCTTGTGCGTTTATAATATTCTTCATAAGCAGCTGCATCTGCACTTGTCACCGACCCGTCATTTGTGATGTCACCTAGTTTTCTGCCGCTTATTACTGTATTAACAAAAAGACTTTCAGCCTCTAGAATTGATTGTATAAGCCGTTCACGATTTATAAGATCAGTAAAATCAGTTCGCGCAACTTGTATTTCGATGTTTTCTATCGCGGGAAGATTATTGCTGCTGATAGTTACAACGAGGTCTTTAACAGACTTTTCTGCAAAGCTCGACGTTTCTATTTCTGTAGAAAGTCCGAAATTAGGCACCGTATTAAATACTGTCGGCAAGGTCGTGTCGTTCGTAATGATGGCTATTTCCTCAGCATTCCAAGAATACGCGTCTTGAGACGTTTCTTGAAGGTTCAGGCTTACACGCATATCGCCTGCATCCGCGTTTGGATTGAGCGACCATGATTGAACCTCAAACTCTTTATTGCTGAAACCATACCGATCAGCTGTCAGCCGCACTACATCACCAACCTGCACGTCAAATGCCCGCAACCCAAATTCAGCAGAGACAATAATTTGCTCGCGTGATCTAAACAAAGTTTGCTTTGCTAATCTTTGTGCCATCGTGCTTGAGGTTGTAAACGGCAATGTTAGATCGAGGATATTTTCAACTCCGTTATCTTGAAACAAGAAAAGGCCAGTTGATTCTATCTGAGGATAATCAACAGTTATGTAGTCTTGGCTTGCGTCGTTAAACGTGCCCTGCACCGCATTAAAATTATCGCGGCTACTGGTGCGCGTATTAATAGAAATATTACTGCGCAGATCATCAAGAGTGAAATCTTTAACTGAGGTCGTAAACGCGCCTGCTTTGATCTTCCAACTGCCCGCGCCCCAGAATAATGTGCCCGCGCAAGAAGTCAGCATTTTTTGCAAGTTATTAGCAGGGGTATTTGATGCGCTGAGAACTCCGTGACATTCATACCGCTTTTCAGTGCCGCCTGCGCTCAAGCTTACCGTTTCGTCACAGACGTTAGCTGCTGCTTGCAAAAATGTATCGTCAATCTGCGCATAGTTGCTTTCATCCAGTCCATAATCAGCACGGATATAATCCGCAATGCAAAGTGCAGAGTTTGAGCTAAAAGTGTGTGTGCTTGTATCGCTTGCGCTTTGACCGCTTTGTCGCGGGTCATAGACTTTTTTGCCAGATACAACAGCCGTAAAAGTTGGAATGCCGCCTGCAAAGACTGTTTGATCGAACTCTAGTTTAATTGATAAATATGCTATACCTGTTCCAACGCCAAGGCTGTCTGGCATTAAGGTATCAATGGCGTTGTTTCCTGTAAATTTTAAAATTTCTATTTTTGAGTTCCAAGGTGAGCTTGTGACAATATTGCTTGAAATAGTAACAATTTGGTCATTTATATATATGTCACCAATTTGACTAACCTCATGACCGCACAGCGCGAGATGAATATGCAGAAATTGATTGTTTGATCCTGTTGTCTTCATATTGACGATTGTGCCGCCCTTGCGCACCGTTCCATAAACATATTCTTGTGAAGCAACTGCGTTGCGAGTGTTTATTAAACGCCCGCTCGATCCGTCTAGACTTGGCAAGTCTGGTTTAGGCATCAACGCATTCAAAGTAACAGCCGTGACAACTGCACTCACAGCGTAGGTCGCACCGACATAAAGTGCCGTGCTGCCAGCAATAGTTCCGCTTACACTAAAAAAGTTTAAGATTGCAGCGCCCATGCTTGCAGGTTCGCGGGGCACGTAATCCCATGAGTTATAGCTTTTAAGTGTAAGATCACCCAGTCTATACTTACTCATAGACATAAGCCTCAGACACATTGGTTAGGTTTTTATAAATCAAACCATCGCCTGCAAGAAAAACTGCTTTAATACCGATTGAAATGCCAAAAGAACGGCCTGCTATAACGCGTCTTTTTACGGCTTCTGTAACCAAGGCTCCACGCGGTGCCAAGTAATTTATCTTTTTCAAACGGCTGCTAATTGCGTCGTCAAGCGTTTTAAAACCAAACTCTTTTTGCAGCGCACGATGCGTCAGGGGCAAACCATTATTTAGATAACGACCAAGCCAATCATCGGCCCATCCTTTGCCATGCAGCATATGGAAACATTCATTTGTAAAGGTTAGGCAGTCGTGCTTCCCCCAGACAAAAGGCTCACTTTTAATCTTGTCAAAATAAGCGTTCAGCGCAGGCCAGTTCATACTGATCTGCCCCAAGCGATTTGTGTGTCTTGCAAAGCGGCAACCGTGTCAAAAAAAGCATCATTTGGATTACGTGCCTTGTGATTTTCGCTAGTGTACCGACGCACATTTGCGCGATCAAGTTTAATTAGCTTGCTTGTAACTTGTAACTCTATAAGGCTTGTATCGCCATAATCTACGATGTTCATGACATCCATTTCGCCTGCGAACACCTCAGCCGTAGCAAAGTATAAATCACCCGCGTCTATATCATCAGCAGTGTCATTCCATTCGCTACTGTCAATCCAAACGCCTGTATCATCCCAGACACCAAATTGTAAAATCCAATCGTTAGATGCTACACCAAAATAAATGCGACAAGTTCGTCTCTGATACGGCTCTTGAAGCGCTAAAGCTAAAACCGAACTATCAAGACCGCTAAACGTAATCGTTGCTGATTGTGCCGACAAATCATTGACCTCAGACAATCCCGAAATCGTCATGATCTGACCAGCGCCAGTGTAGATAGGGCTTACGGTTCCTGTTCCTGTTCCTAAATCAGTCGCATAAAATACTTCACCAGCAGTGTTTGACGCAGCACCAATGAGTGTAAAGTCTGTGTCACCAACGCTTGTGATTTGATATTCATCGCCAAGCTGCAAAGCAGTGACAGCAATAGTTGAGCCAATAGCTCGCTTGCCGTAACCCGTCCAAAATCTAAGCGTTGAATTATCTAAAACAATTGTCACTGCGTTAAAGATTTCAACGCGGCTTTCCGTAAGTGCACTAATGATTTCATTATTAGAGCGCGACATTACACAGCTTCCATTGCAGCAAACGTAATTCCAAAGTGACTAAGTTCATTTATTGACCAGTTTGTTTGATTACTGGACAAACGAAAAACGCCCTTGGCACTTGATGTTATAACCGCTGAATTGTCAGTCAAAGCTGTTCTGACAGAAGGCCAGATTTCAAGTGTAACTTCGCCTGACCCGTCAGAATTTACGTCCTCTAAAACCTTATGTAAGGTTGCTGTTGAACCGCTACCAAACTGCACGTAATCGCCAGCCTTTAGCCATCCTGTAACGCCCGTAGAACACCCGTCTATATTGATTAGGTTCCCTGTTTGACTAGCGCCTTTCACCAATGGAGTGCCCCCTACAGCGCCCCTTGGAACTGTTGCGCTTGGGTCATTCAGCAAAAAGGTTCCGAATTGACCGCGCAAAGCAACCAAGAACGCAATCCACGTTTCTGCGTTCGAGCGTTCCATTGCTGGCAGAGTAATGTCAGCCGTCCACATTTGACCAGAATACGCATGAGATTGACCAGCAAATGTGAAGGGGGATCGAGAATAAGCTACTGCATTTACAGCGCCAAAATCAATTGCCCTAACGCCCGTGACTGTGGGCAATGCAAGGGGGTATGTGATAGCCATCAGACAAACGCTCGCCCAAAGTTCCCGCCTCTGCGTTTGGCATCTTGCACGGCTGCTTTTGCAGTGTCCGCGATTTGCGGCATCATTGATTTAATCTCAGCCCTAACAGTTTGCTGAACGCCCGTAGTGACGTTTATTGTTTGTTGAACGGTTACAGAACCACCGCCTACCGCGTTGTTAGTTTGCGCAGGACTGAGCAAGCGCCCATTTGATTGAGGAATAAACAATTCTCTACCAGATTCACCTGTCATGTATGGAGTGCCCGCGTTTAATTGACGTCCGCTTGCCCCTGTTCTTTTAAATCCACCGCTTGGCACTGGCGAAAAACCAACTGCGCCCATAGCAGCGTTCACTAGTTGCTGAACAACCAGCACACGGTAAAGCTCGCGCACTACCGCAATCGCGGTTTGACGCATTGCATCCTCAAACGACTTTGCACCTTCTAGGCCCGCCATGAAAACATCAGTTAAACCCTGCTCTAAAACATCAGTGACGTCTGCCATTCCAGAAATTTCGTCTTTGGTTCGCTGCAAGGTTGCGCCAAGCTTTGAAAGAACGGCTGTCTTATTTTCAATTTCTTGACCCGATAGGCGCTCAAATTCTGCCATCGTTTCTATTGCAGCGTTATATTCTAGCTGCGCTGCTGACACTGGATCAAGCGAAGCAAGCAAATCTTGATAGCCTGTTTTAGCTGACCTCAAATCCTTAATTAGTTGCTCGCGGGCTTTACGTTCAGCTTCAAGTTCTTTAATTGATTTAACAACAGGCGGCACTTGGTCCGATGGGTTGTTTGCTATTTTTTTAGCATTTTCTGCAAGTGTCTTATTGATGTCAGCTTGCAGTTCAGGATCATCTGCCAGCAACGACTGACCCGAGCTTTTTGGCCTGTTGAATATTTTTCTTTGTTCATCAGAAAACGCCTTGGCGTCTGCTTGGTCACTAGCCTCTTGCTCAGCTGATGGCTGCGCACCTTTCCCGCCGCCTCGCAATCTTTGCAATTTTTTAACTAAGTCTAAAATATTAGGCAAAACATCGTCGGTAAAAAAACCAACAACTTCCATAATTTCGTCAGCGTTTTCCAGCAAACCTTTTTGAATCGCAGTTGACATTGACGTGCGCAATTCGTCAAAACGATCCTTTAATTTCTTTGCGCCTTCAATTGCGTCGCTGTTTAAAATACGGCCAGCTTTTGCTGCTTCTTCACCCAGCCGTTTAAACTCGCTTCCATTATTCCTTAAAAGCGGTAAAAGCGCAGTTGCATCACTAGCAATGGCCTCAAGGAAAAAGGTCATTTGTGCTTGTGATAGGTTTGCTCTTTCTAAGCTGTCAACATAAAGCTGCAAAGCATCTGGACCGCTTAATTCTTTAAAGCTATCTGACGTTACACCAACTAAAGGCGCGACTGTCTCAAAGAAATCAGCAAGCGGACCCGCGCCTGTAATAAGAAAATCGCCAAACTTATCATTGACGTCTTTTATAATGTCACTTAGCTTTTCTTGACTTATTCCGACAGTTCTAGCCGCCTGCGCAAGCTTTTGGAATCGCGTCGTACTTACGCCAGCAATGTCAGAAAGTGTTTTTATTTCAGCAGCAGCGTCCACTAAATTTGAAATCGCTCTTACTGAAAATACGCCAGCAACTACGGCTGCTAATCGGCGTGCATTTTTACTAAGACCATCAAAGCTTTGACCAGTTTTTCTAAGCTGTTTTGTGGATTTGGAAGAAAAACGACTTATTCTGTTTTGCGCTCGATCCATTGCCTTCGTGAACTGCTTATCACGCGCACTTAAAATTATGTTTAACTCTTGCGCTGTGATTGCCATTTAGTGATACCTTTCCGCAAGCTGCTTTGCTTGTGCTAAACTTGGCGCGTCAGACCCAGATTTCTTTGGACTATGCGCAGCGTTCCAACCCTCAAAGACTATAAAAGTATCAAGCGGAATCATGTTGCGAATTTGTTTTGGTTGATATCCAGCTATTACTGCACTGCTGATAATGCTTCTGACTGCAAGACGTTTGGGCTTGTGCCTGCTTCTGTCTTTTTTTTTATTTCAGGCTCTTCAAAAACATCAGGCATGAAGGCAACCCCAAGAACAGATTGAGCAAGTTGATAAAATTCCATAAGCATCTCTGGCCCTGCGCCACTTATGAGCGCGTCGGCTTTTGCATCGCTCAACCCACCGCCGACTAAAGCAAGCGCTAAGAGGTCTTTTATTTCAACAGTTTTGGGTTTTTTCCCTCGATCAAAAAAACCATCCCACAGTTCAAAAATCCCTCTGTGCTTATCCTCAAACCTTTCAATTTCACCGTTTCGCAGTATGAAAGTATAAGTGACATGATTAATCTCACTTACAACGCCACCTCTAGGAGCTTGCGCCGTTATTGTCATTATGCGGCGGTAAAGGTGACTGTGCCGTTACTTTCAAGCGCTGTGCTAAACGTGACACCGCCCTCTGTCTCTCCACCAAATTCTAACGACGTCACGCGAAACGAACCTGCATAGGTTCCAAAATCAGGAACAACAATCTGAAAATTAGCAACTGGATCAGCAGCCATTGCAACCGTATTTAATCGCGCTTCTGCTGCTTCATCTAAAAAGATGCCGTCGCCTGAAACAGCCATTGCCTTAAGGCCATTTAAACTCTGCGCAAATAATGCGCCGCCAGAAGCATCAGGCGTTGTCACATCAATAGCAGAATTATTTATCGTTAGGCTTTTGGAGTTTATACCCGCAAGCGTTGTGAATGTTTCTGAACTCGCGCCGTCACCTACTTTTAATAGGAATAAGCGCCCAAGCTGCTTAGCCATTTTGTGTTTCCTTCTAAGGATAGGACGTCATCACGACGTTCGATAGCGGTTGCCAAGGCCGCGAAAATGGCACGCCGCTAAGCGGCTTGAAGCATTGCAGAGAAAACGACGTTTGCCGAATATCCCCGCCCTTCATTATCCCGATCCACAAAAAAGCTTTCACAGATCAGTTCAATTAAATTTAAATTTGCGACCGTGACGCTTGCCTCGCCTCGATGCAAAGCTGTGCGGATGGCCTCAGCTATTTGTGTCGCCTCAACTCGACCAGTATCGCGGGAATAAGCTTCAATAGTAAAACTTACAGCTGCGCCTAATGTGTTTGTTGTATCATCCGAATTTGGAACAATGCGACCAAATCTAACAAATGGATATGTGACACCAACAGGCGGCTCGTCAAAAACTCGCGTGCTTACTAGATTTGTTACACCAGCGTTTGCTACAAGAGCAGCACGTAAACCCTTTTGCAATTCTAAAGCAAAGCTGCTCATTACAAACCAACTTCCCGCCTTGCTTTTCCGATTGCTCTTGTAATACGGCCCGCATGTTTCTGACTTATTATGCCTCTAGTGCGCTGTAAAAAGGGCACTGCAACTGTTGTTCCACGACTTGGCTTGCTTTCGTTTTGACGTCCAAATTCTACTGCGAGCGCTTTGCGCTGAGCCTCTGCGTTTTGTTCAGCTGCTTCTATTGAACCTCTAAAAACCCCATCCTCATATTCAAATTTTGCGTGAATGCCACTTGCCAAATTACCCGTATCTTTTGGAGCCATAACTTTTGCCAAACGCACGCCTTCATTTACGGATTTTCTTATTGCTTGTTCTAGATTTTTTGACACGGCTGGCTGAAAACTTCGCATTGCTTTTTTTAAATTTTTGCCATCAACTTTCAAAATGCAACGCCTTTTTCAAGACGCATTTCAAGCAAATCGCCTTTAGAGGAAACTTGCATAATGCTTCTTATGGAATAAATTGTTCCACGCACTGAGACACGATCAGCAATACTTACCCCCTCAATTGTTGAGTCAGCCCTTACCCGCAAAGTTGCAAAGGCAACATCGTCACGCGATCCCTGTTCTAAATCTTCCTTTCCTAGCCGTTCAATGACATGAGCAAACCGTGTTGCAAGGCTTGCAAAATCTCCTGTTGTATTTCCGTAATCATCAGTTGTTGATGCCATTCGCTGAAAAACAGCACGATCTCTAAACAAACCAGCCCTAACCATAATAGCTTGATCTTTCTTGACTGATTAAAGCGTCAAAGCCAAATGGCAAAGTTTTTGAGATTGTGCCAATAAGTTCAATTTCTCTGTTTTCGTACATATGAGCAACGAGCAACAATAGCGCCTGCCTAATAGTTTGGGGCACACTACTGCTGGCGTCACCATACCCAATGACATATTCAATTTTTATTGCGTCATCGCGCGCAAATGTTACAGGCCAGTTAAAACCAGCTTTAGGCCGTATTGTTGTAAAGCTTGGCGTTCCTAAAACTAAATAATTTGACAGTGTATCAGTTTGCAAAGAATTATTTGCGTCATAATACTTTATCGCCGCAACTGATTGCACTGGCCCAAGAGTAAGCGTCACTGTGCTCAAATTAGAAGGCAACCACTCGCCCCACGTTTGAGTAATCATTGCCTTTCCTAAAGCACCGTTTACATCGACAAAAGCTATCGCAACGTCAATAAAGCGTGCAATTATTGTGTCATCGTCAGAATGCTCTACTCGCATTTGAGTTTTTGCTTCTGCTAATGTAATTGGCTCAGCTGAGGGTGAAACAACTCTTTGCAGACGATGTTGAGGTGTAAGCATCGCCATTTTTTATTCTTTAACAGCCGTCTTTTTAGAAGAGGATTTTTTTGTAGCAGTTTCTTTTTTTGAAGCTTCCGCAACAGGCTCAGCAACGCCGTTTTCTATATAGCGCTTAGCAGCTTCATTGTCATTTATTTCAATTATGTCGCCCGCGTTATGCGAGTAATCTATTCCAGCCATGCTAGTAAGTAATTTAAGTTTCATTGGAACCCCCTTAAAAGGAAAGCAGGGGCAAAAAGCCCCCGCTATTTATTTTAAGCTTGAACTAAGTGTTTGATTGCAGCTGTGTTTGACAAACATCCATCAAACCTAACAAAGCCCAAAATGCCAAAGTCTGGCGCAAAACGCTCAGATGCAACATAAAGCGCTGGGGCACCCACTTTGCGAACATAATATTTTTTCATGTCGCCAAAGAGAATGGTTTTATTTCCCGTCGCTATGGATGCCATCGCCTGATTGACAGCAACAGGATAGCCAAGAATGCTTTGCGGCACTCCCTGCGTATAGCTACCCAAGGACCACAAATAGTTTCCGTCGCCATCTTTAAGCTTTCTTACAGCAGCTAAAGTGCTGTCGTTCATCATAAACGCTGGCGCTCCTGATTCACGGTAAGAAGGATCAACACTGTGCAAAAGGTCAATAATTTCATCTGCTGTGATCGCCGTAGCAGATGCCGCTGTTTTGCCCGCTGCTGAGTTTGTTACGATGCCCTCTACATCACTGGACCCACTGCCAGTTGTTAGCTTCGTGTTTGCAATTCTGCCAAGGCGCTCGCCAAGCAACTGACCAAGCAAGGATTCCATATTGAGAATGCTATCGGCATTAAGCTCAGCTGACCAGCGGACCCATTCAGTATCAAAAGCAAAAGCATTTATTGTCTTTTGACCAAAAGTGACATCTTTGCCGCCGTCATCTGTTGGCTGTGTGCCCTCAGCCTTTGCAGCTGCGGTTACACTTGTGTCGTCAACCGTTGGAATTTTAAACGGAACACCATTAACGCTATCAATAACAGTGAAAAGGTCAGACGTGTACATAGGGCCAGACGCCGCCATTGATTGTTCAATATAAGTAGCCATTTCCTCTGGAACAGTGAAACCGCCTTTATTATTAGTGCCGCCAGTTTGAACGCGATATTCTTTCAAAATTGCACGCGTTTCTTGGTCTAAAAAGGCTTCACCGCCTGCTGAAAGATATTCAGCAAATGCGTGACGATACTCTTTTACAAAACCGTTGTCAGCCGCAGGAGCCTCTCTTGCCTCAACTTGCGGCACTACTGTTTTCGGCTCTTGCATCTTGGTTATCAGATCAGCCGCACGCTCTTCTCTTTGAATACGTGCCTCAAGCTTATCTGCGTCTGCCATCATAGCGTCAAATTCACGCTCAATTTCAGCTGCTCTTTCTTCAACAGTGTCATCTTTTATCTCTGACAACTTAGAACGGGCCTCTGTAGCGATATTCGCTAACTGCTCCCGCATATTTTTAACATCAGCCATAGTGGGCCTCCATCTAAGGGATAGGACGTCATCACGACGTTCATTTCCGAGCGCTTGCCCAAGGCGCGGGAAAGGGCAACAATAGCGGGAACCGCCATTATTCTTGCAAGCGCAACCTCATTCGCATACGACGTGCCGCTTGTGATTTTTGAGATTTGGATTGCCTGTAAATTTCTAGAGAACGCAGACCTATTTCAGTGCCGTCATAAGCAGGCGTTGTGACAATACTGACGTCAAAAAGTGATGCCTCTTCTATAGTGCGAACTGGCATAGACTGCTTATCATCCCAATTTTGACGCGTTGGAACAAAAGCAAAAGACATTTTGTCTAAATCCCCTCGTTTCATTTTTGGAACTATTGCCCTCACGTCAGGGTCACTTGTGTCTAAAGACGCACGGATTTTTAAACCGTGATCGTCTTCTGAAAGCTGCAAAGTGCCTGATCTTGTTCTCGCCAGAGGCAGGCCCGCATGATTTATTAGAAAAACAACGTCATCCCTGCTTATCGCGTCACTAAATGCGCCTCTTGCAATTTGCTCGCGCCATTGACCGCCAATAACTGTCTGCTCGTTAAAAACAGCCGCGTAACCTTCAACAGTCACACTGCCATCATCCTCGCTTCTTATTTCAACAGTCTGCGCAGGGCGGCTTTCTCGCATTCCTTTGTTTTTGTATTTATCTTTGTCCTTGTGATATTTACGTTCATCAACCTTTGTAAGCGTTGAAAAACGATGTCCGACAAGCTGACCAGTCGCGGCAAAGCCCTCTTCATTTTCACGATAAAGCATAATTAACGCAGCAGGGTCGTCTTCGGTTCCGTTGACCGTAAAATCACTGTCTGGAACATTTATTGAACCATCCCGCTCAATACGTCTAATCTGACCATAGGCAGAGCCGCCCGAACTATCCCAGCTTACAAAATCGCCAACGCTTAACTCGTCAGGCTCAGCACGCTCAATCATGTTATATTCCTCTTGTGATAAAATGCCTTTGGCCCATGTTCGACCCGCATTACCGCCCCAAAGTGCCCACGCAATTCTAAAGGCGCTGGGTCCACCATCTGCTTCTTTTCGACCAAAATGTTCTTCTAGATTTGCGCCATGTCGAGCAAAATAGCTGTTCATCCTGCGCACTGTTCGCAACGAAAGATCACGATTATTTGCTATGTCTCGCGCCCGCGCCACACCAACATCTGTGCCGCCTCTTCCGTATTCTTTGCGCCAATTAAGCCCACGCTGCGCCTCTTCGCGCATCGCCTTATTCGGCTTGGGCACTAAACCCGCCTATCTGCGTCGAAATTGGAACCGTTGCGCCTTGAATTAACAAGTCGTCGCCACTTTCTTTTGGCTCCAACTCTTCTAAATCACGAACTTCATTCGGCGTTTTTATTCCGTTTTGAATCGCTGTCGCGTGAGCTTCCATGCGGGTTTTCAAATCACCGCGCAACAAACTATCAACATTAAATCTAATGTGCAGATCACTTTCACGACCAAATAGCTTTAGATTCATTTCCTGTTCTGTTTGTTCGATCCAACGCCGCAAAGTGTGTTTTACAAAATGTAAATCTTGCTGCTCCACATTGCTAAACGTGCCTGTGCTTAAATCTTGCAAAAAGACAGGGGGCAAAGAATAAATGCGAGCGATCTGTTCAATACAAAACTTTTGAAGCTCAATAAGCTGCATTTGCTCAGGCGAAAAACCAACTGATTTCAATTCATGACCCGCTGGCAAGGCCATTACTGGACGACCTTCTTTAGCAAGCTTTGCTGTTGCAGCTGCAACGTCCTCACTTGCCCTTTGCGCCGCCGCACCAGATTGAAATGGTCCTTGTAAAACTGCTGGTGGAATGCCGCCGCTTTGAAAAACCTTCGCGCCGTATCTAGAGCTTGCAATAGCTAAGCCGATGACATCTTTGTGCGTGGCAATTGGCCCTCTCACGTCAATCATGTTGTGTTTAAGCATAAAACTTATGTCAATGATGTCTGCGGCTGGGTAAGTTTGAGCTTTCGTTCTGTAACCTTTTGTTGGGTAAATACCTTCCGTTTGAGCATAAACGCTCACAGTGTTGGGATCGATTGGCACAAGATCAATTATTTCATCCGCACCATTTCGGACAATTAGGGTAATAGAGCGACCACCCGTCAAAGTCTGCTCAAAGATATACTTTCGCCAAGAATATGAAGACATATGAGGACTAACAGCGCGATCAATCCAACTACCAATACCAGAAGTAACACGCTCAACGCCATCATCTGTGCGTCGCATAACTTCAAGTGGCAGGCTCGCTAAGGTGCCACTGATGAAATTTACAGCCGCCCAAATAGCAGGCACTCCAAGAGCGTTTTCAGAGTTTACAATAATTCCCGTACTGCTGTTAAAATCCCCCAAGCCCATAAGGTGCAAAAAATTATCAGCAGAAACAGGCACGTTTGGATTTTCTAAAGAACGCTCCTCAACTTTGAAAAATCTGTCTAGAACGCCCATTTTTTCTCCTAAACCGCCAACTTGAAGTCTGGGTCATCCCACGGACTAAACTCAGCAACAGTTTCCTCTTTGCTCATTACGCCTAGCGCCATCGTTAAGGCGACAAGCCCATCAATTTTGCTGTAGCTTTTCGCCTTGTTAAGTTTTCTGTTCCCAGCTGGATCACGTTGAACGACGGCACCAGCTGCGCACATATTTAAAATCGGGTGGTTGCTGTGTTTAATCTTTCGATCCGCAACGAGCGTTTCAACTCTATCAACAGCAGGGGCCATATCTTTATAGCCCTGACCAAACGGCTGCATTGGAACGACCGCACCTATTGCATCTAGCTCACGCTGAAAATCTGAAATCCGCCAACGATCATAGGCTAACATTTGCAGATCGTAGTCTTGATTTATTTCAGCAACGAAAGCCGCAACTACAGCAGGGTCAATGACTGCCCCGTCGATAGTATGCAAAAAACCACTGTCTCGCCAAACATCCCAAGGCACGTTGTCTTGATTTGCTTTTTCTCGCAGCCCGTCATTAGGAAGCCAAAAATGCGGCACAACCTCAAAGCCGTCTTCTTTAGGAAAGACAAGAACCAACGAGGTTAGGTCTCGACTTGATGATAAATCCAAGCCAGCAAATACACGATCGCCAGCCGCAAACGATATTTCATTAACGCAAGCAGTCCATTCTGCGCGAGACAAAAAGGGCGATTGCGCTTCAATCCTTTGATTTAAATAAAGCCATCTAAAACTATTAGCCTTAGCTGGCAATCTTTGAGCTTGCGCTGCAAAGTCTTTTACATCTTGTGTACTGCGAAATTTCCCCATGGCAGGGTTAGCAGCACGCCAAGCCTTTCTGTCGTTCAACTCGCAGTTTTTTTCAGCAGAATACAAATGACAAACAATCCGTTTGTCCTTAGCGTTCCTCGCGTCATCGAGCCAAATTGAAAACAAGTCTGCATCTGTTGCAGCTTGAGTGCTTATTGCTATAAGTAGCGGCTTTTCATGGGCACCCTGAGCAGTTTCAATCGCTTCAATGAAGCTATCTTGGGGACCCCTGACCTGACCAACCTCATCAAGAATAGCAAGAACTGGACTTAAACCATGAGCCGTGCCAGCTTCCGCTGAAATAGCTTTATATTCAACATTCATCATAAGACCAATCAAGGTCTTCTGCGAGGGCACTATTCTAATAATTTTTGCAAGCTCAGAATTTAGCCTTACCATTTTTTCAGCAAGTTTAAAAACAAGAGCGGCTTGATCACGCGATCTTGCCCCAGAAATAATTTGACTGTTCTGTCTAGCCAATGGCCCAACCAAATGCGCTAAAACAATTGCTGCAATCAACGCCGACTTGCCGTTTTTTCGCGCAACCGACAAGTAAGCGCGACTGGTTCCGTTTGGATTGTCGAAAACTTCTATGATAAATTTTCGCTGAAACGGCATAAGCTTGAAAGGTTGTCCAACCTTTGCGCCTTCTGGAATTATGCAAAAACGCTCTATGAAAGCGCAAACCTTTTGACCTTGGGTCATGAAGGACGCGCAAGCAACCCATCATCAACAGGTGCATTTGCTTCAATTACTTTTGCGATTTGTGTTTTTTTGTTGGCAACATGCGCCTCTTCTCGCGCACGCGCATTGACACCCAAAGAACGACGCAACGAAAGCAAATCACCCGTTAAACTTTTTACAATTCTTTGACGCGGGTTTTCTACAGTGGTTCCATTTTGACGCTGTACAATATAACCCTCTAATCTTAATGCCTGTTGCTCACTGTTAAGATCAGCCATTGTTCTTGCCATCATTGCGGCAATTTCAAGCGCATGTTCGCTCCATTGAGATCGCGCAAACTCTGACAAAACATTTGTAAAAAAAGGCAGATCAGTTTTTTGCAATGGAACATTTGAAGGTGGATAAATTGGCGAGGTTGCTGCTTTCATTATCTGAACAGCGCTTTCTTTGCTGTCAATTCTAGTTCTTGCCATACTTTAACCACGTATTTTTCACTAAAAATGCTAGTT